GTAAAATGATTCTTCTTCATAAAAAACCAACATAAAAGGTTGTGACTTCCAATGCTACTAAAAACAAGTAGCTCACCCATAGGGTGAACCAACAAGAAAAAATTTTCACATGGAAACCCTATGAGGGATTTATGATTACAAAAACACGTCCATATGGACGCGAAAAAATTCCGATCACAACAGAATTTTTAAAAGGGATGTCTCTAAGCCGCCGTAACAGTTGTGTAAACAAATGCCGTAGCAGGAAACACCCATTGTAGGACCTGAAAATCCGGTCCCACACCGACGTAAGTCGCGAGAGTGACTCTTTTTGAAACGTCTTCAGAGGTAAACTGCTTCAACCACGCTGAATAATTCAACGAAATTCTCCCAGAACCATCATCAAACCTTGCAATTTGCGTATTTTGCAAAACGCGAGCAGGATCTGTGCTGAAAAAAGAGTAATTATTTAGGTAAGGCATGTTCACTTGAAGTGTGTTATTGACAGATGTGGACATCACAACTCCACCATTATCAAATTCACTAAACCGTGTCAACTCTCGCCTCGCAGCACTAATAGTGGATGCACTCGTGAGTGAACCTTGTATAGAACCCGCTGCCAATGGCAGGTTCTTTGTTGTATTAAGCCGGAACACTCCAATGTCCTGACCATGGTTGGATCCACCAGTGTCTAAAACAAAGGTGTAATTTAAGGATCCAAACACACCAACATACGCTGAAATTAACATGGGAATAAAATTGTTCCCAGTGAAATTATAAGCGTACGTGCCACCTTGATAAATGCCATTCGCAGACGATAAACCATTAGGGTCATAACCGCTGCAGACAGGCAAATGCTGCACAGACTTAACAAAGCGGAAACCAGCTGTGGACGTGGAAGGTGGACAAGGGACTCTGTCCATCAACCGAGATCTGCGGGCCAGTTCTCTCAAAGACACAATAGGTGCGCCATAATGCTTCATTGTAGGAGCAGCAGTTGGTGCATTGGGGGTTTCAAAATCGACTTCAACAGTGTCTTTCGATTGCAAAGTGAAAAGTGAGCTAACACCCAACGTCGTGGGGTTATTAACCTCAAAATTCTCAGCCCCATGCACGTACACTAAAATGCCAACATCCGCAGACGATAAGGGAGCTGCAAGAGATGTCAAAACAGAAATGTTTAGGACACCATTATCAAAAGTAGGGTCAACTGTAAGAGCTGAACCCGTAGTCCAGACATTATCCTGCACATCACGCACACGAGCATAATTCAATTGGTAAAACCAAGGAATTCGCACCTCATACTCATCTCTATCAGACAAATCAATGATTGTGTTATACACTGTATTGGCAGGAGGAGTGATATTGCCATTTCCACTCATAGGGTCCCACGTAACACGCAGACGACCAGAATGAAACTTGGACTTAATCAACTTAATGGTGAAAACCAAATCTCCACGCCAATGCTCAAAAAATTGAGAGACAAAGGACAGAGGTGTATGTTGAATCGCATAACCACGAACGGTAGCTGGAGACCCTTGTGATATAGAGCCCGCCCAGTCAACGGATGGATTCACTACACAATTGAACAATTGTGTGCCAACAGTATTGGATGTGGTCCACACTGTAGAAGCGAAAAAACACTTCTTAGACACAATATTCTGTATAGCAAGTTCGTCAACAGGGGCTAAGCCATGAACAGTTGGATCAATAGTGATCTGAGACTTGGGATTAAGTGTCAACGGTTGGTAAGGAACTGAAATCTGAGAAGTGGCCAAATGAGGCGCCGTTAAAAGCGACATAGGTGGAACATCCTGTATGTTGGGAACATCAGTGAATCCAAATAATTTGGCAATACCACCAGCAGCAGTGGCACCCATCTCGGTAGCTTTGGCAAAACGACCTATAATAGGTACATTTGACAATGCTCTTGCAACTTTCGCCACACCCATTGCTGGCGCAGAAACAGGACCTCCGGCCTCGTCATACTCATCCTTCGCCTGTAAAGACAAAGAATTAGTTGAACCCGACAAGCTGACATCTTCCAACCACGCATAAGTGGAAACAGTTAGCGATGTAGTCGCTCCAGTATTTGCCACCCGAAGAGGCTCAAAAACAACCCAACGCAATTTGCCCAAATCTTGAACGTCCGATGCAAACTTCAAAGGAACAAATTCCCTGTTATACAACATAGGAACACGAATTTCAGCTCCCATATTTGCTGAAGGGTCTAAGTAAGCTCCTGGTGTCTGATCATAAGCAATGCGCACGGCATTGTTAGAACCTAATGCGACTGGATGCCAATTGTACCGCAATGGATACGCTTCGGCACACGGTTCATAGGACGCTCTCAACGAACCGTAATGAAATTTGGTACCGTTGATAAGCATCTTGATACACAGAGTGGCCTTCAAAAACGCATAATTTTCGATTTTCCGCTTAATAACCACATCACTCAGCAATGAATGCCAAATGTATATGAAGTTACCAGGAAGAGGACCGATAGTATCAGTCGTTGACCAAGTTCTCGTATCAACCAAAGTAGGTCGAGATAAAAACTGACCCAATTCGGTATGTTGAGAAACATTGACTACAGGACCAAATCTATCCAAAGCAGAAGTATCATCAATATTCGGTTGACTCCCATCTGCAAAGACAAGATTGGCCTGTTGCACGTCTCCAGGTGTTGCCGCGTCTGTCATCATTTCGGTGTCATCGTATGAATCTGACGATTGCAATTGTAAACCTTCTAAGACAGGATAATAATCCTGAATGAGTTTTCTAGTGTCAAACTCACGACACTCTCTCATTACACGGTGAGAGAATCCTTGTTTGTTTTCAGCAATTCGTTTCACATGCATTGGCTGATTAGACCAATGCCTTGGTATTGCACCAAGCTCCTAACTTTTCACGGACTATAGGTAGACCAACTGGATCTAATTGAAATTTCCACACAAAAGTGGTTCACAGCACGTGAATTTTTCAACAAGATCATACCACGACGACAATCCTCCACTAGGAAGATATGGTCTGTGCTCAGGATTATCCAATAAAGAACATAAAAA